TGCCCACCTTGGCGGGGCTGATGTTGAAGTGTTCGAGTTCAAATTGTTGTCTTGATGTCATTTGCTCCTCCGATCACAGTACTTGTTGATCTCTTTGATGGCCTTCGGCTCGTCGCCATCAAACCACCAAGCGGTGCAGTGCTTGTAGAGCGTCTGATCGTCCATCAGGGCGCGTTCACGCCCCTCAACGTAGCCCTGCTCAAAGCCTTTCTGAAAGGCCGACCCCGTCAGTTCGTAGCCAATCACAACGGTGAACACCAGCCAGATTGCGGCAACGTATTTCATGGCGGTGGTCATAACAGGGCCTCCTCATAAACGGGTGGGGCCTGGCGCAGCTTGTGCAGCCGCTCGAGTTCTTTGCCGTCCACACGCTCAAAGGGGTTGGTTGGATAGGGGTCCGTGTGCCGCCAATCGTGGTTCATTTCGTGCCCCTTTGTTCGAGTTCAATCAGCAGTTCGATGTAGTGCTTGGCCTTCTCGAGATCGGCGATGCCGTTCTTCTTGCGCCAGCGGCTCACGTACTTGATCACGTTGCCCTCGAAGTAACCGATGCCGTTGGCATGGATGTATTCAACGGGTTGGATGGGTTGGTCCTTATAGTGGCTCCCTGCCACTTGCACGTCCAATGCGGAGATTTCGGTTGTCATTCGGCCCAGCTCGGGGGCTTGGTCTACTGCGCTGCCTTTTGGCATGGGCAACGGCGCTGGCGGGTTCCACTCGTCTTGCACTTGCTTGCGCAGCTTGTAGGTCATGGGCTTGGAAGCCTGAAACCTAGCGGCTACTTTGACCACATCGGCACCGGGGTGCTTGCGGAAATACTCTCGAATTTTGTCGGACTTAATCATGCTGCTTCCTTTCTAGATTCAACAACGGCGCGGGCTTTGCCCTGTGCCACTGCTTTTTGCACAAAATCGTATGCCTTCTCGATGTCCATCACGGTGCAGTGCGCGAGCTGTTCTTCGTGCAGGTCCATCACGAGCTTGAGGGCCTCCCACTCTTGGGCTTTCATGATGAATTGCATGTTGCGGGCCACACCTCGGCGCGAGAGCTCGAGCAGCGCGTCTTGGCCCTGCCTGATCTCTTGCATCCAATCGCTGCCTTGTCCGTTGATGGCCAGGGCCTCGGTGATGTTGAAGGCACCAATGAGCAGGTCCACGTCTGCTCGTGTGGCGCTGCCCAATCGGATTTGCTCCAGCGCTGCGCGGTTCCTGAGCTGCACATTGAGGTACACGCCGGGCAGGTCTCGCACCGCGCGCATGCCGGAGAGCACGTACTCCATGGGGTTGGAGAGCACGGCGCGGGGCCGGTACTTGCTGCGTTTTTTCATTTGAAGCGCTCCTCAAGAGCGCTGGTCAACATGAGCACCAGCAGCAGGCCAATCACGTAGACGCTCTGGACGCGGGGCCAGATGGCAAAGCGCTGCCCAAGCAAGATACGTTGGACAAGCTCCTCATCGGGTCCCATCAAGTGGCGGGTCGGGGGCTGATACTGAAGACCAATGAGCACCTTACCGGTGTCGTGGTACTTACCGCATGCGGCGAGCTCCTTGTACACAAGCTGCTCACGCGTTTCGCGTTTCTTTGCCATGGCAATCTTTCTACTTTCTGTTGGAGAGCTGTGATCTTACCTCATTTAGTTCACTTGTCAACTCCTCAACACGTTTTTCTGCATCCAGCCACATGTCTCTCCACAGGCGCTGGTCCTCGATCCGCGTAGCGGCCTCCTCCAAGAGGGGTCCGGTGTTCTCAAAAGCCTCGGCCAAGAGGCGCAGTCGTTGGACGAGCGTCATGGTTGCACCTCATCGGGATCCTCAAAGTAGCTGTCCACGATGTTGTCTTCCCACAGCATGATCTGTTCCTCACCAATGGTGTTGGTGATGTCGACTTGTCGGGGCTTACCGCTGGGGCCCACGATGGTCAGCAGGACCTTGGTGATGTCCAGCTGTGCGGGAATAACGGCGTCGCCCACTTGCATGGGATCGAGCACGTCAAAAATGAGTTCGACGGGCAGGTTGATTTCGGTCTTGTATTTCATCAGGTTCTTTCTCTGTTAAGGCTTCTTGTGCGCGCTCCGCTTTCTTGCGGTTTTCTTCGATGCGCTGCAGGGTCAGGGACTCTTGGGTGGCTTGATCAAAGGCCGGTACCAGCAGGCTGTAGACGTAAAAGCCCATCGTCACCTTGTAGAAGGCGGCGAGTTCTTTGAGCATGTAGTAGCCTTCCTCGGTGAGGCAGACGGTCTTAAAGCGCTGGCCCGCGCGCACGGCAGGCGAGGCGCGCACCTTGTCGTAGTCCTTCTTTGGACCGGGCTTTTTACGGCGCTTCTTGCGGACATACGGCACGGGGAAGGCCGGGACAACTTGCGTGTTTCTTGACATGTATTTCTCCTTTCTTGGGAACGAGCAGTGTATTGAAAAAGGGGGTCAGGGACAAGCCCTGACCCGAACCGGAGAACCTGAAATGAGGCAACTGCTTACCTCAACTCAATTATGCCGCTTCTCCCCAGCTCGGTCCAACCTCCACGTCCACGCGGGAGGGGACCTCTAGGGTGACGGCGCGCGCCATGATGTCGGCCGCTTCGCGGGCCTCGTCTCGTGAGCGCACGGAGAGTGCGATCTCGTCGTGCACCTGCAGCAGCAGGTTAAATCCGGCCTTATGCAGCGCCACAAGGCCTGCTTTGGTCTGGTCGGCAGCAGAGCCTTGGATGAGGCGGTTCAGGCCCTTGTAGGTGCCTGCGCGCTTGATACGCGCGCCGTACTCAATGACGGCCTGCTCGCGGGGCAGAGCCTTGTTCACGCCCCACTCCACGGGCTCCCACAACGGGAAGCGGCAGCGCCGGCCGAGGAGCGTGCGGATGGAGCCGTTGGAGGCGGGGTGCTCGATGCGCTTCATGACAGCGTCCACGGTGCCTTTGAGGAAGGGGACCTTGCTGTGGAAGGTGTTGATGAGGTCGCTGGCCTCGTCCACGGGCAGGTCCAGCTGCTGAGCGAGCTTGGCTTTGCCCATGCCGTACATCAGGCCCAAGCCGATGGTCTTGGCAGCCTTGCGTTTAATGCCGGCCAAGTCGGCCACCATCTGGTGGAAGTCCGTGTCAGGGTTATCCCTATACGCCTGTGCCATTTTCTCGGCACCGGGCAGGCCCAAGAGCGTGGCATAGTGCACCAACAAGCGCGGCTCCTGCGAGGAGAAGTCGTTGGCGGCCCACTGCTGGCCCTCCTCGGGCAGGAACAGGCTTCGCACCATGGGACCGATGACGGGGTGGCGCGCGGGCACTTGCTGCAGGTTGGGGTTGGCCGCCGACAGGCGACCGGTTACCGCGCCGCCGTCTTCGTTGCGCATTTGGTTGAAGTGCGTGTGCAGGCGGCCGTCCTTGGCGCTGTGCTTTAGGTAGGGCTCAAGGAAGGTGCCGTGGGTCTTCTGGTACTCACGCGCCTCCAGAATCATCTTGGCCATAGGGTGCTCGTGCGTGTCCAGGAAGCTCTTGGTAAAGCTCGGTGCGCCGGCCGCTGTCTTGGGGTACTGGATGCCTATGCGGTCAAAGGCCGTGGCGATGGACTGGGCGGCCCAGATGTCCACGGACATGCCGGCTTGGCTCTTCAAGTACTTCAGGATTTCGGCTTCTTTTCGGCGCATCTCGATGAGGTTCTTCTCGCACTTGGCGCGGTCAAAGTGGATGCCCTTGAGCGTGATGTCCACCAACACGGGCAGCACCTCGGTCTCCAGCTCAAAGATCGACTCGACCTCGTCCTTGCGCATGAGCGCGCGCAGGTGGTGCCACAGCTTGAGCGTGAGCGCAGCGTCTTGTTCGGCGTAGCCGCCCACGTGCATGGCGGGCAGTCTCCACAGCTCCTTCTTGTGGTGCACACCGAAGTCAGACGCGGCCTCTTTCAGGCCTTGCTCGGACTTGGTCTCCTTCAGGTAGTCAAAGCCCAGCGCGTTCAGGGAGTAGTTGTAGCGGTTCTCGTCCAACACAGGGGCTGCCAGCATGGTGTCGTAGATGGTGCCGTTTACTTGGAACCCGGATGCTCGGAGCCACCCGAGGTCGTAGGCGGCGTTGTGCATGATCTTGTCAGCAGGCGTTGCAAGAACATCCTTAACCCAACGCTCCACCAAGCGCTTGTCCAAGTTGCCGCCGCCAGCGTGAGCCACAGGGAAATAGCCGGCCCAACCGTCCACGGCCACAGCATAGCCAACGATGTAGCCGTCGTTGCGAGGCCAGCCGGGGCCCAAGCTCTCCATATTCGGGTCGCATGTTTCGAGGTCAATTGCAATCTCCTTGGCTTCACTCAGGTTGGGAAAAATCTGCGGCGGCGTCCACTCCGAGATGCGCGGAAAAAGAGGCATGGTCCGGTTCATAGTCGGAACCCTTTCTGTTCGTTCTTGGGCAGCACAATGTGCAGCGTTTGTTTGGCGCGGGTGATGCCCACGTACAGCAGGCGGTTGATGTCGTCCGAGTTCTTGTCGTACTCCTTGGCAGAGCGCGTGGACAAGTCGGACAGCAGCAGGACGTTGTCAGCCTCGCCACCCTTGGCACCGTGGATCGTGGAGAGCTTGATGGGCACGTGGCCCGTGAGCTTGGTGTTGCGACGCAGCAGCGAGATGAGGTAGTCGCGGCGGTCCTCACTGATCTTGGTCAGCGCCTTGTGCCAGATTTCTGTGGAAAGAAGTCCGTGCTTTTCTTTCAGGAGATCGAGCGTGTACATCACGGCTGGGTCAGCGGTGCGCAGCATCTTGTGGCCATGCTTGATGTGCTCGCTGTCCATGTACTTGTAGACCATCTTGATCACGGGGAACGGGACCTCGCCGCCCTTGCGCAGGCGCTCCCACCCCAGCACAGCAGTGAGGACGTTCTCGCTCACGCTGCGTTGTCCGTGGCGCTCGAACAGCAGGCCTTGGCTCTTAATCCAATCGTGCATGTCGGTGAGCATGTAGTTGGCGCTGGCCAGGATGAGCCAGTTGCCGTGGGAGATGTCGACTTGACTGAAGTCGTTGTAATAGCTGATGGAGCCTACCTCTTCGCGGGCCTTCCACACCTTGGGCTGGCGGTGCTTGATGCGGCTGACCACTTGGTTGGCCAAGGCGTGAATTTTGGAGGGCACGCGGTAGGACTGGTCTAGGACCTTGACCTCACCGGTGAAATTCAGGAAGCTGTTGACGTCGGCCCCGGCCCACGTGTAGACGGCTTGGTCGTCGTCTCCGGCGACAAAGGTCCGTTGTGCGCGCAGCGCGAGCTGTTCCACCAGCCTCCACTGCAGCAAAGAGAGGTCCTGTGCTTCATCAATGATCAGCGCTTGCAATTTGGGCAGCCGCTCGGGCTCGAGCAGGATGTGCTCCAAGAGGTCGGTAAAGTCCAGGAGACTGCGTGAGGTTTTGTAGTGTCGGTACGCACGCTCAACGTACTCAAAGTGAAACCACTCGATGGCCATCTTTGATTGGTTGTAGTGGGTCTTGAGGTCCATGCCCCGGATGCGGGCGATGTTGATCTCGTTCAAGATCGGGTTGTCGACCTTGACGGCAAACTCTTCTTCACCGCTCTCGATGGCCAGCTCGATGCCTGCCTCTTGTGCAAACTCGCGGTAGTGCTCGGAGGCCATCATGTCCTTGGTGCTGATGGCGAGGCACCGGTAAGCCAAGCTGTGCAGTGTGCGGAAGTACGGGAAGTCGGAGTCGGGGCGCAGGGCCGGGAACTTCTGGATGGCCCGGTCGCGCGCTTCGGTGGCCGCCTTTCTGGTGAACGCAAAGTAGCCGATCTCCATGGGGTGCACACCACCGTCGAGCTCGGTCTCGACGATGTTCAAGAGGTACGTCGTCTTGCCACTGCCCGGTGGGCCAAACACTTTGGTGATGCTCATTCCTCTTCCCCTAGCCACTCATCCCACTCATCCTCGGGCCACACCAATACGGGGGTGTCCTTACCCATATAAGCCCCCTCAATATTGAACTCGATGAACTCTCGCGCCTCATCCATGTCCATGCCTTGTTTCATGAGGTTTTCACGGATGATCTCTGCGTTGTAGACCAGGATATTCACCGTAGAGCTGCCAATGTGGATCATGGCGGGGCCAATGATCGCGTTGTCGTGTCCGTCAATCTTTAACATCAAAAAGGACTCCTTACGTGGC